GATGATGCTAACCAATCTAGCACTATTACTGTAACTTTAGTTGATGCATCAGGTAATATATTCAGTTTGTTTGACTCAAAAAGTGTTTCAGGACACGAAACCTTACAACTTTTAACTCAACCCCTTGTTATGGAAGAGGGCGAGAGTTTGAAGGTTCAAACAAACCATGCAGATTGGCTACATGTAATAGCGTCTATTTTAGAAATACAGCCGCGAGAGGTAACAACATAATGAAAGATATCCCAACAATAGAACCAAAAGAGATTATAACAACAATTACAAACATGAAGACAGGCGAGGTATACAAGGATGATTCTGAGTGGAAAGCTAAAGGTATACCAGAATCTGATATAAGGAGAGATGTCAGAGTAATAATGCCATCACTTGACTTGTTTGGAGAAACAAAATAGTATGATAGTTCGGGATTTTCACGCCTGCAACAATCATCAAATTTGACAAAATTATGGCTATAACAAGAGGACAGATGCAAAGACAATTAAAAAGAGGTGGCGGAATAATGAATATCGCGCCTAGAGAACAGTTTGGATTAGGTAGCTCACTTAAAAAATTTGTAAGAAAAGTTATACCTAATGAAATATCCAAAGTAGCGACAGTTGCAGCTCCTTTCGTTGCACCTTTTAATCCTGCTCTAGCAGGTGCCATGGCAGGTATAGGTAGCTTTGATCAAACTGGTAGTTTAAGTGATGCATTAAAAAGAGGTGCGCTAACTTACGGAGGAGGTCAAGCTGCAAGATTTATTGGTGGTGCAGATTTTCAACGTAATCCTTTTAACGAACCTTTAATAAGTTCTCCATTAGGAAAAGACACTGGTTTAAAATTAGGCAGGTTTTTTGAAAAACCCTCTAATGTTTCAGGCATAACTACCGTAGATGAGGGGGCTTTACAAAAAACTGTAGATGAAGCAGCTTTAAAAAATTTACCTATTGAAAAACAAATATCTGAAAAAGCAGTAGAAACTTTTATTGAGAATCAAGCTAAGGCTAATGTTGCTCCAAGTATAACTCAATTAGTTAAAGAAGGTAATTATATAGACGCTGCAGTTCAAGCAGGTAAAAAAGGATTAAAAGCTGTATTTATGGATGGAGATAAATTAGATAAAACAGCTCTTCTCGCTGCAGGAACTTTTGGTCTTACATATTTAGACGCTAAAAAAATAGCTGATGACGCTGGAGTGGATATAGGAACTGAAACAGAATACGACGAAGCCACAAAAGATGAATTTAAAGAAAAATATGCAGGTTACTTGACTAACTTCTTTGGTGGTAAAAAAGATGGCGGAAGAATAGGTTTTGCTAAAGGCACAGATAAAAGCATATTACAAAAAATAGCTAGTGTTTTTTTTGATGAAGAGGGTGATGCTAGATCAGCGTTACAGAGAGCTAAATTTGAATTAAGCGAATTTATAGCAGGTAAAGGAACTGATTTAGATACAGGAGCAGAATGGTATAATAAATTAAAACCAGAAGAACAAAAAGAAATTATTATGGAAAAAATTAAATATAGAGATAGAGGAGAGTTAGGAGGAGTGCCTTTATATGATGAAGAGTTTGCTGGTAAATTTGGAATAGGTGGAAATTATGCAGATGGCGGAAGAATAGGTTTTAGATTTGGTGACAAAGTTGAGGATAGAGAAGGTATTATGTCTATGTCAAAATTAATTAATAGACCAGATGATGCTAAAGAAAAAATAGAAGAATTAGAGGACATTATGTCAATGTCTGAAGATAAAGATATGAGAATGGCTTATTTTCCAGGTGATGTTTTTACAAAAGATGAAATACGTAGATTATTTAGCGATAAATCTTTAACAACTAATCAAGATCGTAAAGAGTTATATAAGATATTAATGAACCCTGGAATGTTCCCTGAAGCAGAACAAATGTTAATTAAAATGTTAAGAGGTAATAAAGACGGTGGTCGTATAGGTTTTGAAAGTGGAGCCAATAAAAAATTTAAATTTATGGAACTAATTGAGGATAAAACAAATGAAAAAGAAAAATTAATTAACGCATTACTTGAAAATGCAAGAGAAAAATTTCCTGAAGCAAGTGAAGAGGACATATTTAATTTTGTAATGAGTAAAGCAGCTCCAATGTCAAATTTAATGGTTGATGGAAAGTTTGTAAGATCTACAGATATAGAGACACCTAGTATTAAATTAAGCAAAGATATGGGTGGTCCTAGATACGATTTTCTAATGGGTGGTGAAGTGCCAGTTAGGAAAAACAAAGCAGGGATCGAGGAACTAGATTATAGACAGACAGGTGGTTTCGTGCCGGTCGGAGTAAAAGAGAAAGCTGACGATGTACCTGCCATGTTATCCAAGAACGAGTTCGTATTAACCGCTGATGCTGTAAGAGGTATAGGTGGCGGAGATGTTGAAAAAGGCGCTGAAAAGTTATATGGTGTCATGAAACAAGCAGAAAAAGTAGGTAGAGCATAATGGCAACTCAAGATATTACACAAACAACGAGACGAGCACCCTTTTTAGAGGCGGCACAAGAGAATTATATTGATCTGTTAACACAACAGGTAGGTAGAGCACCAGGCACTGCAGGTGTACCAACGCTCGCGGAACTTGGACCTCAAGTATCTGCTGTTGACCCATTAACACAAGCAGCTCAACAAAGAGTAGCAACACAAGCAGGTTTAGGTCAATTAACTTTTGGTCCAGAGGGACAAGTCACAGGAGTTGGCACAGGCACAGGTGTTGCAGGTTTTGAACCATTTTTAGACAAAGCACAACAATTTCAAACCGCAGCCGCAGGATTAACAGGCCCAACTGCTTTTCAAGCATTCATGTCTCCATATCAACAACAGGTTGTTGATACAACATTAGCAGAATTTGACAGACAAGCTGCAGCAGGTATACCACAAATACAGGCACAAGCTATAGCATCAGGTGCATTCGGTGGTGGTAGAGAAGGAGTAAGACTAGCTGAGTATCAAGCTGAGTCTGATAGAAACAGAGCTGCATTACAAGCACAATTATTACAACAAGGATTTACACAGGCGTCTGATCTTGCTGCAAGAGCCGCGCAACAACAATTAGGTTTAGGTGAGTTCTCAAGAGGACTTGCATCATTACAGCCTGCATTAGAGTCAACTGTTGCACAAGGGCTAGGAACAACTGGTACGGGTGCATTAGCTTTCAACCAAGCTCTATTAGATGCAGCACAACAAAGAGCACAACTTGCATATCAAGAACCAATATCTAGACTAAATGTATTCGGGTCTGGACTAGCATCACAAGCAGGGGGCGTACCTACGACGACTCAAACAATAACACCTGCAGCACAAGCAGCTAGCCCTCTATCACAAGCACTACAGGTAGGTCTAACAGCATATGGCCTTGGTAGTCTGTTCGGGAGAGGATAATGTTATATAAAAGACCAAACTTTAAAATGGGTGGATCGCCTACTGGTATCGAGACTTTAGAGCCAAGAAAAAAATTTCAATTTGGTACACCTGGATTTAATTTTTTAGAGCCTGGATTACAAAGAGAATTAAGAAGTACTTTTTTAAATAGACCAGATAGATTTACATTTACTCCAAGTGCAGGAATTAAAAATCCTATTTTAAGAGGAGGTCTTATGACTTTACCTTTTGCCCCAACTGCCACTATGGCTTATTTAAATAGACCTAGAACAGACGAAGCTTTAAAGGTTATGAAAAGTGAACCTGCTTCTACATTTGATGAAACAGGTCTTTTTGAATATGAGGATTTTGTTAAAGAAATGAAAGACGCTAATCAAAAAGGAAAGCCTATTAGTTTCTTAGATGCGTTTTTATTAGATCCTGAAACAGGTACTTATCCTGATTTTGCAGGTAGAACAGAAGATCGAGAGAAAAAAATAAAAGCAGAAAAAGCAAAAGAGGATTTAGAAAAATTTAATGAACTAGTTCTACCTGATGCTAGAGACGACGCTAAAGTAAAATTTAGTGATATAGTGGAAGAGATTATACCTGAAGGTAAAAAAATAATTAAAGAAAAGCCAGATGAAGATCCTTTCAAAACAGAATACGATAAACAAATGACAAGATTAGAAAAATATTTAGGAACTAATAAACAAGAAGAAAAAGGAAAAATAGCCATAGCACTATCTGATGCTGTTGGAACACCTGGCACTCTTGCTGATAAGGCTGCTGTGTTAAATAAATCTTTATTAAATATAGCTGCGGGTAGAAAAAAAGATAGAAAAGACCTAGCTAAACTAGCTTATGCTGCAACAGTTGATTTAGAAAAAGCAAATATAATGGCAGGTAAAAAATCTTTTGAAGAAAGAAGATATGAAAAATTATTTGATAGTGCAGAAATAATTAGAAACCCAAATAAATACTCTAAAGAAGAAGTTACTGCAGCTAAATCATATTTACAAAACACAGCAGATATTCAATCTTTATTAAAAGATAAAAAAGGTGATTTTACTTTAACCGGCTCTACATTAGTGGGTCTTGTAGATAATATTCCAAAAACACAGAAAAAATTAGCTAAAGAAAAAGCGAAAGGGGCTGATGCAGATCTAACTAAAATTGCTAGATATGAAAAAGAACTAGCCATTGCTGATGCTATTTTATCAAAAGATTTAGAGGCTATAAGAGCTGCAGTGGCTTTAAAAGAAGGTGGTAGAGTTAATCTAGCAAAATCTTTTCCTGGCACAGTAGGAGAAGCTGCAGAAACTCAAAAGACTCCAACGGCTAATGTAGATAGATTAGATTTTAATGCTTTAAGAACTAGACTACCTAAAGAAATATCTGATGATGTTGTAAGATTATTAGCGAACGACGATGAAGCTTTACAAGATTTTGCTTACATAAAAACTCAAGGAGACGTTAATACGTTTAATTTAAAATATGGAGTAACCTTAGTATTACCTCCACAAGCTGTATAGGAGGCTCATGGCTGACGAAGAAAAAGGTCTATTCGAAAGAGTTAGCGACGGACTTAAAATAGAACAAACAGAACCATTACCAAGAACCGTGGGTGCTCTTGATTATGTAACTGATATACCTTTAGGATTATTAAAAGGTGTTAGTCAGGCTGTTCAAGGTTTAATTAGTTTAGGCGCACTACCTATAGATTATGCGTTTGACACAAACCTAACTAAAAAAATAGATAGTTTATTTGATAAGATAACTCCTGAAACAGATACTATAGTAGGAGATCTTACTTCTGTTTTAGGACAATTTGGTTTACCTGCTGGTGTTGCTGTAAAAGTAGCAAACGGCATGTTTAAATTAAGCAAAGCCAGTCAATTAAAAAAATTATCTAGTTTTAGAAAAGCAGACGGCACTTATGATATCGCAGGTGCAGGTGGCGAACTTGCAAAACGTGCAGGTTATTACGGTAGTATAGGAGCTGCTACAGATTTTGCAGTGTCTACTCCTGGAGATTTACCAACTTTTTCAGAAACATTTGGTTTTGGAGAAGCCTACAAGGGAAAAGAATTAGAGGGTAGAGAAAGGGCTGTTGAAGACTTTAAAGAAAAAATAAGGTTTGGTGTAGAAGGTGCTTTATTAGGAGGCGGTGTGGTTACTGCTCTACCTGTTGCAGGAACATTAGGTGTTAAATATGGAATAATGCCTGCGGGTAAATATATTGTAAAACCCATTGGATCTGCTGCATTTAAAGGAATAGATAATTTAGTTTTTAATCCCATAGGTAAACTAGCTCAAACAGAGTTTATTGGTAAAGGAACAAAAGCAACAGGGGAGTTTATAAGTAATCAAACAGGAGCTTTAAGAGAAAAATTAGGTATACCTAAAGTAGGAGATTGGAAAAAATTATCTGATGCACCTAATGCACCTTTATTAAATAGATTTACTCGAAAATTAGATAAAGTAAAAAATTTATTTACTGATCCTCTTGATGACGCAACTGCACAAGAAGCAAGAGAAGTAATAACTTTTGCTGATGCAGATAGAAAAAATATAGCAAGATTTATTAAAGACATAGATAAAAAATTTAAAGACATTGCAAATAACCAAGCAATAAAATTACCTAAAATATTAAGAGATTCTAAATTTCAATATCCATCAAAAATTATGGATAAGAGCGATGTGATGTACAGTAAAATGAATGATGATATGTTTGATTATTTAAAAGCTCCTGTAGGTCAAGATGGAGGGCTATTAAATAATTTAGATGCATCTGTTAGAGACTCTGCATCTGCTATGAAAAAATTAATTGTAAAATTAAATAATCAATACGGAAAAATATTAGCTGAGTCTGGAGATGAATCTTTACAAGCTTTAGGTGCAGAAATAACTAAAAATGGCGGTGCATATTTAAAACAAGTTTTTTCTGCTATGAAAAATAAAGCTTTTGAGCCAAATAAACAATTTTTAGATAAAGCTAAAACTTATTTTAAAGATAAGGTTATACCTAGATCAGAGGAATACTCGAGAATAGTTGCAGATAAAATGGCTAAAGATAATATATCAAGAACAGAAGCTGTTGATTTTGTAACTGATAGTATTTTAGGTGATTTAAAAAATACTTTAATACAAAGTAATAGAAATCCTGAATCTTTATTTAGAACAGTTACACGAACATTTAAAATATCAACCCCTGAAACTAAATTAGCGGTAGATGGTTTATTAGAGGCAGGAGTTCCAATTCAAGATTTAATGAAATCAACTCTTAAAACAGAAGCTGATGCTGTTGTTGGAGCATATTTAACACCAATAAAAAGTTATCAAGATGCAGTGGTTGATACTGTAATGACTGCAACAAAACAAATATATAAAAAAGATTTTTTTGATAGAACCGCAAGAACAGGATTAGAAAGAGGTTTTTTATTTAGGTCAAGAGCAGATGCGGCTGCAAAAGGCTACAAAAATGCTGATACAATGATACCCGTACAACAAGATCTTAAACCTGGTTCTACTTTTACTGTTTTTGATAGTGATATGTTTAATGCAGGTGTTAGAATAGGAGAGGGCGGAGTAGAAACATCAGGCCCATTATTTGCTTTACCTGAAATAGCAAATGCTATTAAGGGACAAGATGAATATCTAACAAGATTATTTGACTTACCTGGTTACAAACTTTTAATGTCGGTGAAAGCAGCAGGTCAAGTAGGTAAAACAGTTTTCTCACCTATGACACAGATAAGAAACGTATCAACAGCTTCTTTTTTTGCTTTAGCTAGTGGTTTAATAGGCGGTAGAACTAGTTTAACTGATGCTTTTAAATTATTAGCTGATGATTTATTTCCTGGTAAATTTGTAAAAGCTAGTGATGTTGCTAAAAAAATGGAAGATTTAATACAAAGAGGTGTCGTAGATCAAAACATAGAAGTAAATGAAATTAAAAATATTTTAGACAAAGCTAAAAAAGGTAATTTTAGTTTACAAGCGTTAATAGAAAGTCCAATAGTTAGAAGAGCTTTTGATTTATATCAAGGGGGTGATAATGTTTGGAAAATATACGCAGATAAGTTTTATCAAAGTGCGTTAAAAGATGCTTTTAGCTATGTTTCGCCACAACAAGCAAGATTAGGTATAAGTGGAGATAGAGCAATCAGAGAAAATATGATTGATTGGTACAGAACGGTTGCAAAACAAAGCGACATTGCTGATGAATTAACTACAATTAATAATAAAATAAATAATGCTAAAACAGCAAATGAAGCTGCAGGCCTATCAGAACAATTTAATAATTTAAGAAGTGTTGGGGATGTATCTTCTTATTTAGTTACAAATACAATACCAACATATAGTAGAGTTCCTAAAATAATTCAAAACATCAGAAACTTACCACTAGGTAATTTTATAGCCTTTCCTGCAGAAATATTAAGAACGGGAACTCATTTATTAACAATAGGTGGTAGAGAGTTAATGAGTGCAAATCCTTTTATAAGACAGATGGGAGCAAGAAGATTAGTTGGTGCAGCTTCTGTTTTTGGTGGTACAGGTGCAATAGTTGCTGGAACTGCAGAGAAATTAACAGGTGTTAGTGATGAAAAAATGAAAGCATTTAAAAGATCCATAGCACCAGACTTTCAAAAAAATTCTACACTAATTCCTATCACAGCTCCTGATGAAAACGGTGAGTTTAAATATTTTAATTTTTCTTACACCAACCCTTATGATTCTTTAACTAGACCTGTTAATGCGATACTTAGTGCACACTCAAATGGTCAACTAAATGAATCTAGTTTTGGAGAAATATTATACGATTCATTTATATACGACACAGATACCAACTCTCCTGGTGCATTAACTGAGTTCATAACTCCATTTGTAAGTGAGTCTATTGGTGCTTCAGCCATAGCTGACTTAACAATAAGAGGTGGTAAAACAAAAGAAGGTAGAAATATTTTTTACCCACAAGATGATATTATGGAAATATTAGATGCTTCTTTTGGACATTTGATAGGTCAATTAGAACCAGGTGCTACAAGAAGTGTTAGAAGAGTTTTTAAAGGTATTACAGGAGACTTTAATGACTATGGCACACAGTTTGATGGTGCTACAGAGTTTGCAGCATTGACAACTGGTTTAAGAGTAGAAACAGCAAAACCTTTAAATAGCTTACCTTTTATTGTTTCATCTTATAATAAAGATACTGAAAACATTAGAAACAAATTTTCTAGAAATGCATATAAACCTAATATAGATATTAGAAATAGGGTTGGACACATGCAAGAATATCTAACAGATTCTTATAGATCACAAAGTAATCTTCATAGAATAATAGAAGATATGAAATTAATTGGAGTTGATGAAGATGTAATAGAGGAGGGTATTTTTGAAAGATTTAAAAATAGAAAACAAGTAAGCGCTATAATGGATGGAGAGTACAGAGCTCCTAATTTTTCTGATAAAAGATTTGATACATTGTTAGAAAGACTAGAAACAGAAGATCCAATAGCTGCAGCGGAGGTAGAATATCAAATAGATGAAGCTAAAGATATTATAGAAGAAATTAGAGATGAAATTAATGGAGAAGATTTAGGTTTAAATATTAATTTTATATCTGATGCGATAAAAGATTTATTTAAAACTACTCCAAATGTCGGGATAGAAACTATTCAGCCTGTAGAATTACCTGCACCCGCAGAAATAGGAACACCGATAAATCCATCTTTAGTTAATAAAACAGTTGGTGGCAACCTATTAGGAAATGACGTACTAAGACAAATAGAATTATTAAAACTACAAGGACAAAGATAATGCCAAGAAAATCAGCACTACAGAAAATAGAATATCACGAAAAGATCTGTCGAATTATGCAAAAACAAACATTTGAAAGAATTGACAGAATGGAAACCAGAATAGCAAGATTAGAGAAGTGGATTATAGGTGGTCTAGGGGCTATACTATTAGCTGTCTTATCTAATCATATGTAATACTAACGACACATACATCCAACTAGATTGCCACTGCCATCATTCATTATGTGTAAGTTAAGAGTATCTACATAGCCAGTTAGTTTTAATCTTAGTATGTCACAAAGATCAAGACAGTCTATCTTATTTAACAACTCTATACCCTCTAACATCTGTTTTGTTACAGGTATCAACTGGTATAGTCCATCATTCAGTATTATCAGATCCATTCTTCTAATTTTTCTCCCATTATCTGACTAGCTATATCTATTTTTTTTCTTAATGCTTTGACAATTTTTTCATCAACAGTTTTTTCTGCGATTATATCTACATAAGTCATGCTTCTAGTTTGACCAATACGATCTATTCTAGCTTCTGACTGTGTTCTTTTCTCTAGATCATAACCATTTGAAAAATAAATCATTGTATTTGCTTCTGTAAGTGTGATACCATACCCGCCAGTTTGAGGTGTACCTACCAAGAATCTGACCTCACCATTTTTGTTTTGTATTTCTTTGATAGCCTTTTGTCTCTGTTCTGATGTAGTGTCACCATAATATGTAACAACGGATCGAGGACCATACTCTTTAGTGATGGCAGCAACAACATTCTGTATATCATGTCTCCAATGGCACCAGATAATAGCTTTACCTTCTACTTCATCTAACACATTTAATAACTCAGCTATTCTATTATTTTTTATCTGTTTAACAGACCCATCGTCAGCCTTAAAGTGACCACAGGTTATCTGTTGTAGTCTCATCAACTGAACCAAAGCTGTGGCTGTTGTCATTGTCTTACCATGCAGCTCTGCTATAGCCATACGTTTCATTTGATTGTAAAGTTTTTGTTGTTCGGTAGATAATTGTATTGTTCTTTTGATATAGGTTTTAGGTGGTAGATCTAAACACTCTTTCTTTAATATTCTCTCTGAAAAAGGTTTTATTATTTCTGCTAATTCATCTAGGTTTTTATAACCCGTTACCAACTGAAAAGATTTACCTCCATAATTCATAGTTTTTAATTTTGCGAATCTAGATCTAAAAGCGTAGTAAGATGAAAAACCTAACAATTCTGGCTGTAAAAATTCACACTGTTTAAATAGATCTAATGGAGATTTTGTAACCGGTGAACCTGTAAGTATTCTATTATATCTAGATGCCAACCCTAAGTCACAAATACTTTTAGTTCTCTTTGCATCAGGATTTTTAATTGTTGTAGACTCATCAACAGCCATCAATGCTCTATGTGAAAATAAAAATTTTTTTGCAAAGTCAACACCTTTTTGTGTAGATAAAGCTTCAACATTCATAATTAATATATGTAAGTCTTCCCCTGTTTCAAATAAACTATTTAGTTCTCTTTGTTGTTTTTGACTTATTGTAGCCTGCCAGAGAACCATTTTTTTATCTATATGCTTAACCATATGTGTAGGAATTTCTTGATCATACCAATTTTTATAAACACCCTTTGGTGCAACTATTAAAGCACCATCAATCTTACCCTGATCATACAACATGGATATATTATCTATTAATACCTTAGACTTACCTGTACCCATTTCCATAAAATAGGCAAAATAAGGTTTATTCCATGACCTTTTCAAGGCTTTCAACTGATGTGCGAAAGGCTTAGTTTTAAATTTGTAATTCATGTGTTTACTTTTTCTTTCTAATATCTTATATATAAGTTGAAAGGTAAAAAGTCAATAATGAAATACGAAGAATTAAAAAATACATACAACTCGAAAGTATATGTAATACAAGAATTACCAGGAACTAGAACGGGAACTCCAAAATTTAATATTATGGGAGCTTCAAGATATGGAGATATAGTGACTCTTCTACCAGAAAATTCACAAATAATAATGTCTCCAGGTCCATTAATATTTAAACTTAGAAAGCTTCTAAAAAACTTTACAGAAAAAGATTATTTATTATTAACAGGTGATCCTGCCATAATTGGTGTAGCCTGTTCAATTGTATCAGAAATTACTAACGGAAAATTTAGTTTTTTAAAATGGGATAGACAAGAAAAAATGTACTACCCTATAAAAGTCAACCTATACGAGAAAGGAAATATTGAAGAATAAACTTGACATAGGATTTTATATAACTATAAATAACATACGAAAGCAAAAAAGGAGTTAAAATGAATATAAACTTTGAACAAGATAAACAAGACTCGTTAACAAAAGTTAACGATGCTAAATCTTTATCTGAACAGGTAGTAAAACTACAATCTATGGAAGAGGATTTAGCAAAACAAGAAGAGCAAGTTAAAAAACTTAAAAAAGATATTGAAGTTATGTCGGGAGAAGTAATTCCTACCATGATGCAAGAGATGAATTTATCTACTCTTAAATTATCTGACGGTTCTTCTGTTGAAGTCAAACCGATTTATGGTGCCTCGATATCACCTGCAAAAAAGGAAGAGGCATTTAACTGGCTTCGTAGTAACGGCTTGGGTGATCTTATTAAAAATGAGATCACAGTTTCCTTTGGTCGTAACGAAGACAACAAGGCAGCAGAATATGCTGTCCTTGCACAAGGTCAAGGATATCAACCTGTCCAGAAATTAAAGGTTGAGCCTATGACACTTAAAGCTTTAGTCCGTGAGCGTCTTGAAGCTGGACAAGAGATGCCCACGGAACTATTTAACGTGTTCGCAGGAAACAGAACTAAAATAACAAGGAGTAAATAACGATGAGCAACGAACCAATAAAGAAGGCGAATGGGTCATTGGCGGTGAGCAACTTTGAACAAGACGCAAACATGGGAATGAGTAATCTAACTCAAGACGATTTAGCATTACCATTTCTAAAAATACTTGGTCAGCTCTCTCCAGAAGTAAATAAGAGAGACGGCAAGTATGTAGAAGGGGCAGCACCTGGAATGATATACAATTCAGTAACAGGTGACCTTTTCGATGGTGAGAAAGGTGTGATTGTCATACCTTGTTACTACAAGTTGGAGTATGTTGAATGGAGAGATAGAGGTAAAGACGGATCGGGAGCACCAGTAAATATTTATCCGTCATCTTCAGACATCATGACTAAAACAACTAGAGGGGCAGATTACAAAGATAGGTTATCAAACGGTAACTATATCGAAAAAACTGCTCAACACTTCATACTAGTTGCAGGGAATGTTCCTACAACTGCATTGATTGCCATGAAATCTACACAATTAAAGATTAGTAGAAAATGGAACTCTATGATGCAAAGTATAAAACTTAAAGGCAAGAACGGTATGTTTACACCTGCATCATTCAGTCATCAATACGTATTGAAGACTACTCAACAGTCCAACGACAAAGGTAGTTGGTTTGGTTGGGAAGTTACCAAATTAGGTCCAGTTGAGAATGCTGATCTTTACCATCAAGCTAAAAGTTTTGCTGAAAGTATTTCCAAAGGAGATGTTCAAGTGAAACATGGTGAAGAATCTCAAACGAGTGAAGCAAGTCATTACTAGAATCCTAGGTTGTGGGCGTCGATGCGAGAGTGGAAACGCCCACAAAATATTCGCATGGAACAGAAGTTTGTTAAAATATTTGATGGATTAAAAAGAGATTATGGATACGCAGAAATTACTGACGGCTACAAAGACTCAACCACAGGAAAGTTTAAAGTAAAACACGGTTGGGCAGGTAAGCCATTAACTAGTTTAGATTATCTTCAACATCTCAAGGGAGAGAAGTCTATTGGCATACAACCTTGTGATGACAATGGCATGGTTAGTTTTGGTGCCATAGATATAGATTCAAAAGCATATCAAAATTTTAGTCCTAGAAAATATTTAGAAATAATTCAAAAAAATAATCTACCTGTTATACCAGTTAAATCTAAAAGTGGTGGATTACACCTATACATACATACAAAAGAAAAAGTTAAAGCTAGTTTTTTAAGAAATTTTTTAGACAAACTATTATATACATTAGAGTTAGATCCAACAACAGAAATATATCCAAAACAAACGGAACTTGGAACAGGATCAGATGGTAGTTTTACTAACGGTAATTTTATTAATTTACCATATTACAATAAAATAGAACGAGTTGCATTGAATTTAGATGGTACAGAGTTTAGTTTTGATCAATACATACAGGTTGTTGAGGCTAATTTAAAAAGTGAAAAAGAATTAAATGAATTTATTGATGATCATATAAATAAAATATTATTAGGTGGTGCAGAAGAATTTAACGATGGCCCACCCTGTTTACAAGCTATATCAAAAACAATTGATGATAGTAACAAACTTCCAGATGAAAGAGATAGATTCTTATTTAATTACATGGTTTTTTGTAAAAAGAAATACCCAGATCTTTGGGAGAAAAAAGTATTAGATGGTGCGAGAAAATATATTTTGTATGATGAGGAGTGGGGAGATAAAAAAGTATTAGATAAAATTAAATCTTGGCGTAAACCAACAGCAGGTCATCTTTGTGACCAAGACCCTATTAGAAATTTTTGTATTAAATCAGAGTGTGCCAAAAGACAATTTGGTTATATGTCAGATAAACAAAAAAAGTTTCCGCAGCTATCAGCTTTAATTAGAATAGATTACATACCTGAACCTGAGTTTAGATTTACAGTTCATTTTAATGATAAGCAAGATGGCGAAAAGAGTAAACAAGTGCTAGCTAGAGATGTAAATTATTTAATGGATATGGAAAAATGTAGAAGATTAATTGCATCACATACACCAATAGCACCACCAAGAATAAAACAGGATGAGTTTCAATCTATTATAGAAAAACTAAAAGAAACAGAGACAGTGCAACCACCTCCTGCAGGTACATCACCAAAAGAATTATTACAGAAATATTTAGATGAACATATACATGGTGTTCCCGCAGTTAGTGCTGCATCATTTAGCAGTGGGTCTGTGTTAAAAGAAGAGGAAGAGGGTTTTGCATATTTTACTATGGAGGTATTTTTTAATTATTTAAAAAATAAAGAATGGAAAATGAAATATGAAAAAACTGGTAGAATGTTGGAAGAAGAATTTAAAGCAGAGTTAGGATATTTAAAAAGATATCCTAAAAAAGATACAGATAAAAAATCACACAATCCTATTCGTTGTATAAAAATTCCTTTGTCATTTTTTCCAAGAGAAGAAGAAGAGATAGAGATATTAGATAGAAAAGACAAGGATCAAATACTGTGATAAAAAAATTTTACGGACCGCCAGGTACAGGTAAAACTGAAAAATTAATTCGTAGAGCTTTAGCATACATAAGAATAGGAACACCTGTAAAAAAGATAGGTTACTTTGCATTTACTAAAAAGGCAGCATATACAGCAAAAGAAAGAATGCTTAATAAAAATAAAAATTTTAATAAGAAAGATTTAAAACATTTTCAAACATTACACTCATTAGCTTTTCACACATTAGGATTAAAAGAAGAAAATGTTATGCAAGATTATCATTACGATGATCTTGGTAAAGAATTAAGTATTAGTGTTAAAACAAAAGGTGACTTTGATACCTCACCTTACATGACATGTGATAATGAATACTTTCAAATAATCTTAAAATCTAGAGAAAAAAATATAGAGGTATGGGATGAATATTGCACAGGAGATTACAGTAAGGACATAGATCCTGAAATATTAAAACACGTGGCAGCTAATTATTTTGAATATAAAAAAGCTAATAGTTTAGTGGATTATAGTGATATGATCCACCAATTCGTAAACAAATCACACCTATGTCCAACCTTTGATGTTGTGTTTATCGATGAAGCTCAGGATCTATCTCCAATACAGTGGATGATGTATGACATATTGAAAGCGAATACTACAGATATGTATCTTGCAGGAGATGATGATCAAGCTATATATGCATGGGCAGGAGCAGATGTGGATAGATTTATAAAAGAACCTGCAACAGAAGTAGTATTAAAAAAATCTAGAAGAGTTCCAAGAAAAGTTCAAGACATATCAAATATAATTGTAAATAGGATAGAGGGATTAAGAGCAGATAAAACATATCATCCAAGAGAAGAAGATGGGTTGTGTGAAAAAATTAATAATTTAGATAATGTAGATCTTATGAAAGATAACTGGTTAATACTAACTAGAACTAGATCTAAGTCTGTACAAATAGCAAAAGAATTGAAACAACGTGGTATATTTTTTGAAAGTAAATTTTTTAAAAGTTTAAATATTAAATTACATAAAGCAGCTGTTTATTATTCTAGATGGACAGATGGTCAACAATTAAATGAAAATGAAATTGATGATGTGGAAGATTACATGTCTGATAATAATTGGAATGAATTAGTCCCTTGGTTTGAGGCTTTTGATAAAGCTAATCTCGAAGATAAAAATTACATTAGATTATTATTATCAAACAAAGAAAAATTATCAGAGTCACCTAGAGTTAAAGTATCTACAATACATGCAGCAAAGGGTGGCGAGTCTGATAATGTTTTACTTGTACTAGATAATGCTAGAAAAATAAGAGAATCTGTGTTAAAAAATGTTAGAAAAAGAGATGAAGAACATAGAGTCTGGTACGTTGGAGTTACACGTAGTAGAAAAAATTTATACTTGATGAGAGCAAAAATAGAAAGGTATGGTTATAATTTATGACACATAAAGGTATCTTTAAGTCAACCACGTACGATTCATTAGATAAACAAGTTGATGGAAACCACTATAAAAGTATGAAGATTCAACCTGCAGAGTTTATTAATGAAAACAAATTATTATTTGCAGAGGGTAACGCTATAAAATATATTTGCAGGCACCAGTCTAAAGGAAAAGAAAAAGATATTCAAAAAGCTATTCACTATCTTGAAATGATATTAGAGAGAGATTATTCATGAAAGTATTAGATCTTTTTGCAGGTATAGGTGGCTTTGCATTAGGTTTAGAATCAACAGGTTTTTTTGAGACAGTAAAATTTGTTGAGAAAGATAAATACTGTCAGAAAGTTTTAAGAAAAAACTTTCCTAACATACCAATCGAGGAGGATATAAAAAATGTCAAAGGAAAAGAAGGAGACGCAGATGTCATTGTGGGAGGATTCCCCTGCCAACCAATGTCAGTCGCAGGAAAAAGAAAAGGAACAGATGACGACCGCTATCTCTGGCCAGAAATGTTTAGACTCATTAGGGAGATCAAACCCCAATTCGTTATTGGGGAGAATGTGCAAGGAATTATTAACATCCAAAACGGCATGGTACTCAGACAGGTGCAAGACGACTTGGAAAGTGAAGGTTTCGAAGTCCAATGTTTCCTTATTCCAGCTTCAGGCATCGGTGCTTGGCACCAGAGGTACAGAGTCTGGATTGTGGGCCACTCCGAACACAATGGATTACTTGCCTCCAAGATCGAAAGAAGGAACACTGAAACTGCAACAGGGACACAGGAAGGGACGAACGCGACCGGCGAACCTGAGAGAGCAAGTGGATCCAGAAACAATGAGGATGTATCCAACACCGAGGTCATCGGGACAGGAGAACCCAGAAACATTGATCAAGAGGAAGGGTATCAAAGCAGCAGCTCAACACAATCTAACAGCAGCAGTGAAGATGTTTCCAACACCGACAGTGGGATGCGAAGAAGGTGGAGAACAATCGGAGAGAGTGGAGAGGACAAAGTCTGGAGGTTTTATTCTGAGGAAGAAGAACAAACCCGAGTCGACATTCGGAGCGAAACTATCAGACGCGATGTTGTATCTGGAGAAGAAACAAATGCATTACAGTCCAACGACGAACGACGGGAAGAACGTGACGTTTCCGATCAGTCAGAAGAACAGAACATCAATAGTAGGAGACATGATACGAATGAACAAGAACAAACCTGGTGGCAAGTTGAATCCGCTGTTCGTGGAATTCCTAATGGGATTTCCTATGAATTGGACAAAGACAGAGCAAATAGAATTAAGACCCTTGGGAATGCAATCGTCCCACAAATCGCAAGAGAGTTTGGACTCGCAATCAAAAAAGTTTTATCGGACTCCAACAGCGATGGACAAGGGGGACAATAGTTTTAAATACGCAGCTAAATTTATAAAAGGAAAAACTAAGAGATCTTCAAAAGAAAACGTACAAATGACTTTATCTATGGATGTAGCAATAGAACATTTAAAAAACAATCAACATCTAATAGATCAGTATGATGAAAAATTCAAAACACGGCCACATTTACCACCTAAAGATATTTTTTTAAAATATTTAAAAGAAAATCTAGACAAGAAAAAATTAATAGAGGATGATATTATTAAGAAAACAACGATTGATCATTGGTTAAGATCTGATCATTGTTTTGCATATCCAACTGTAGAGTATTGGAATATGATAAAACCTTATTTAAAAGAAATAAAGTTTGATAAAGAAATGACAACTGAAATAGAAAGTGATTGGGAATGATTATACCAACGTTTGAGGCACAAACAGAGTGGATTGAACCAGAAGAATATCCAGATCTAAGATCTTATGATGAGATCGCAATTGACTTGGAGACAAGAGATCCAGAATTAAAAACAAGAGGATCAGGTTCTGTTATTGGTTTAGGTGAAGTGGTTGGTATTGCTGTTGCTGTACCAGGAAGAAAATTTTATTTTCCAATTGCTCATGGCTCTGGACCAAACATGGATAAGAAAAGAACTTTAGAATGGTTCAAAGATATTTGTGGATCTCCTGCTACAAAAATATTTCACAACGCTATGTATGACGTATGTTGGATACGTAAATTAGGTATAAAAATCAATGGTTTAGTGGTAGATACCATGATTGCTGCATCATTGATTGATGAAAATAGATTTCAATATTCTTTAAATGCATTGTCCTGGGATTATCTTGGTCATGGAAAATCTGAAGCTGCGTTGAACGAAGCTGCAAAGTCAAGAGGTTTAGACCCTAAAGCAGATATGTGGCAACTACCTGCAATGGAAGTTGGATCTTACGCAGAGAAAGATGCAGAACTAACTTTAGAGTTATGGCAAATATTTAAAAAAGAAATTGTTTATCAAGATATAGAATCTATCTTTAATCTTGAGACAGATCTTTTTCCTTGTTTGGTCGATATGCGTTTCTTAGGCGTGAGAGTAGATGTTGAGCGTGCTCATAAATTGAAGCAAGACCTACAATACCAAGAAAACCTACTACTGTCACAAATAAAAAAAGAAAGTAACATAGATGTTCAAATATGGGCAGCAAGATCAATTGCCAAAGTTTTCGACAAACTTGGTTTAGAGTATGAACGAACGGCAAAGACACAAGCTCCTTCCTTTACAAAAAATTTTTTACAAGAACATAAACACCCTGTTGTACAACAAATAGCTAAAGCTAGAGAGATCAACAAAGCACATACAACGTTTATTGATACCATAATTAAGTATGAACATAAAGGTCGAATCCATGCAGAGATAAATCAAATTAGATCTGATCAAGGTGGTACAGTTACAGGAAGATTCAGTTATTCAAATCCAAACTTACAACAGATACCTGCAAGAAATAAAGATTTAGGACCAATGATTCGTTCTTTATTTATACCTGAAAAAGATCACAAGTGGGGTTGTTTTGATTACTCACAACAAGAGCCAAGATTAGTTGTGCATTACGCAGCAACAACTGAACCAATTTGTTTTGATGAATCTGTTGCAAGTATTGTAGAAAAATTTAAGGACAATAGTGTTGACTTTCATCAGACAGTAGCTGACATGGCAAATATATCTAGAACACAAGCGAAGACAATTAATCTTGGTTTGTTTTATGGAATGGGTAAAGCAAAACTACAAGCTGAACTTGGACTAAATACAAAACAAGAAGCAGAAGATTTATTTAATCAATATCACCAGAACGTACCTTTTGTTAGAGATCTTATGAACTACACATCAAAGACAGCTCAGTCATCTGGATCTATCGGAACATTGTTAGGTCGTAGATGTAGATTTACAAAATGGGAACCAAATCAATTTGGTATGCATAAACCTATGGAGTTCGAAGAAGCAGAAAGAACTTATGGTAGAGGTAGAATCAGAAGAGCATTTACATACAAAGCTTTGAACAAACTTATACAAGGATCTGCAGCTGATATGACAAAGAAAGCTATGGTAGATTTATATAATGAAGGCATTGTACCACACATACAAATACACGATGAGTTAGACATCTCGGTTGAATCTGATGAACAAGCAAAAAAAATAATTGAAATTATGGAGAATGCTGTTAGTTTGGAAGTTCCCAATAAAGTTGATTATGAATCAGGTAAAACTTGGGGTGATATTTATGATTAATTATGGCTTACTTAAACGCAAACATTCCTGTAACATATGCTCAAATAAGAAAGGAGTTTTTATATGATCTTAAAAGTCATCATGGCGAAGTTGAAGATTGTATTATCTTCGGCCTTAGTTCAATCACTGGTAAATCGATTTTGTTCCATGCAATTATGGAAAACGGTGCTGTCTTCTATAGGCTCCCGATTACTGCATTTATTCAAAGGGGCTTTAAAGAAAAAGATGTTCCTAGGCGTAGACTTGATGAGCTACAGCTTTGGAATTGTTTCAGTTATTATCCTTCTGTTCATTCTTGGGATATCCTAGACGGACAAGCCGGTAAATACATCGGCAAAGATAAAAAATGGCACCATGGACAGTATTTATTCACTGTTGACTTTGCACATCCTGAAAGTAATATATTAGATACGGACCATTCAGAGATTCCGCATGAGCATAAATGCGCTCATATCATAGCTCTTGATGACGGGAACTATGCAGCACAACCTAACAATAGATGTATTTGGGATATACCTTCTTTCACTGTGAAAGATAATATTCCAGATTGGAAAGTGCAAACCTCAGAATGGAATGTTGAAAACACAAGTAAATGGAAGACCGAAGATACGGACAACTTCTTTTACGAAATTGAGGAGAAAAAACATGATAAATAAATGTAAAAACATTTGTTGCAAAGCTTGGGACAAAGTCAAAAGCTTATGGAACAAATGGGTTAATTGGATTTTTAAAGGTTTTTATAGATAATGTTTCAAAGAAAGTGCAGTTTGTTCTTTCACAAGTTAGCTTTAGCATGGTTGTCTTGTATGATTTTTATGGTGCAAGGCAACGTGCTACAGTTAACAGGTAAACACGCG